CTAGTGCCTCATTTGCGAACAGTTCTTTCATAACAGCCAATGCAGCTGCATCGTTTGCTAACGGTGCTTTCGATAGGGCTAATTCCAGTTATGGAGTTGCAAACACAGGTTCTTCTTTTGCAAATGGTGCTTTCTTACAAGCAAACAATGCAGGTTCATTTGCTAACGGTGCTTTTGTTACAGCAAACTCAGCTGGTTCATTTGCTAACGGTGCCTTTGCACATGCTAATGCAGCCTTTAGTGCAGCAAATACCGGCAGTACAGATGCATATGCAAGAAGTACAGCCAATGCGTCATACGCATCACAAAATACCACAGCATCATTCGCCAATGCAGCCTTTGCTAGAGCAAATGCGGCCTATGCACAGGCAAATACTGGTGGCGGTGGTTCATCCGTAGATACATATATCAGTCTAACAATGACTGGTGTAATAACTGTACCGTATACAGGCACCAGTAGGTTTTATCCACCTAGAGCTATGACATTAAGTACAGTCTATGCAAATCTATCAACAGCAGCCAGTGGTGGTAACTTTACTTACATCATTAAGAAAAATGGAACTAGTATAGGTAATACATTTACCATTATACAGAATGAAACTGTTATGACTCCGGCAAATATAAGTGTAAGTTTGGCGACTACCGACTATCTAACATTAGATGTGAACGGTGCATCCGCAACAGACTTATTCGTTAGAATTAAATATACAAACACCTAAATATAAGACTATGACAAATTACTATTTTAAACAAATTTTTTCAATTTATTCAGGTTATGTCTATGAATTTACAGGTAATATTCCTGATGGTGAACCACCTTTAGTATATATTACCGAACAATTTGTGGCCGAACACGGTGACGGACAAATACAAACTGCCGTTACTCAAGTGCCTGGCGGCAAATATTATTTTCATAGTTTTGAAAATTTAGAGTCTGTAAAATTTATTCAGGTCGCAGATTTAAGTTATCAAGAACCAATAATTCCTGATCCAGTACCTGACGCCAATACAGAAGTACAATCAGTATCACAAGGAGACCAGTAATGTTAGTTAGATATAGAATGAACAGTACGGCTAACGTTACCACCATGAGAACTGATATAGATAATATCATTAGAGGTTTGGCCAATACAACAGCACATTTAAGTGTAGGTTGTGACACAGCAAACACAGTTTTCTATGGAACATATCCTTCGGCAAAATTTGCTAGGGTAGGAACTGCTGCTGGCTCGGACACCTACAGTAAAATACACAACGACTATGGTGACCAAACAGATTACATTAGATTGTCTTATGATGCAACAAAATTAACAACCATAACACTTGCAAACTCATATACATCTGGTACTGATACTCTAGTTAATTCCAGAGAAGTAGTAAAGTATGAATCTATTGGATACATACAAGCAAAATTTTCTGGTACAACAATGACAGTTAACGCTGTCGCCAGTTTAAAGCTTGGATACACACTGGCTGTTGGTGATATAATCGGTCCAAATTATGATAGATATTATTCTACTGGAACCGCAGGCGCCAACTTCAGTGGCGCCATGGGTTTGATGTTTCCAAAAGGTGGCGAATATGCATTAGGAAATAGTGGCGCAAATTCTTATGATCCAAATAGTGTTTCTCCATCTACAACAATTTCATCACAAATAACTGGCACAGCTGGATCAACCGGCACTTATGTTACATCAACATCAAACGAGATGAACTCAGTATTTGGATTTACTTACTGGCAAGTTTTTAGACCTGTAAGTGCCAACATATTACCAAACACATTTAATGCTTATGGTCTACAACAAGGTATCGACATTATTGTAAGTAGTAAAATGCTTGTTTTAAGTAGTCCTTACAATGCAACATCTATTGGTATTTTTGACATTGGTAAAAATGGTGTATCGAGAATATATACGTCTGATGCATTAATGGCAGGTGTTGATTTAGAATCTGAATATTTCGGTGGAATTATACCTTATAGATATAAGTTTACAACTAATTCTTATGGCTCACAGGCCGCCATGAGCCTGGTCAGTACACCACCATTAAGAAAATTTAATGAAAATGGTTCTGTAGTTGTAATAGAAAATCCAGTGTTTATTAATCATGAAGATAACGGCAACGTATTGTCTGTAATTTATGGATTATATAAAATTCCTGAAAATATATACGGAGCACACACAACTTACGTTGACGGAAGCAGTGTTCGAAGATTCACAATTAATGATTATTCATTACTAACGGAGTAAAAATATGTTATGTAAGATTAACCCCTCAGTTAACGGTACGGTAACCGACCAAGAAGCAGTTGCTATAAACTTTTTACGAGCAATACAAGCCATAACAACTGCAGCTGCAAACACAACACCAAGTGCTTTATCACAAACTGGACCAACAGCATCGCCTGCTGGAGCAGATGTAATCACACAGGTTATCAGTAATGCTGAAGGTGGTGGTTGGGCAAACACCGCTAATACAAACATAACTTCAAACTATTCTACAAGTTTTGCTTCGCCTTATACATTAGACCTATCTAGAGATAGTGGTAAGAGTGCATTTCCGTTTCGCAAGTTGAGTTTCAGAACTAATCCTAATTATCTTTTCAGTGGAACATATACAACTTATCCTTTCATATTAGTTTCACACGGTTTCAATACAACTGCTAATGCGGGTGGAAATTATTTGTTAGGTACAACTCAAGCTATGCCAGCGGCCGGTGGATCATATACTAGTAACCGATTTGATGTTAATAAGACTGATGAATCAACCGGTTCATATAATGCAACTCCATGGGGGCCAGGAGTACAAGGAGGTGAATGGTTGGTAGCTAGCACTGAACGATATTTTATATTAATGTCGGGCGGTTTATCAGGAACGGCAGGTTATGGACCTGGTGCTATGATGTATGTTGGACTAAGAACTACTCAAGCTTGGGAAGATTCATATAACGATAATCCACCGATAGCAAGTGTTTGTTATGATGCCTCATACTATTACGACCAATCTTGTGGATCAAATGCAAGTATGTGGACAAGAACTCTTTCAAGTTCAGGCACAGTAAACAGTTCACCATATTGGTATCGAATAAACAACATGCCGTCAAACGCAACCTCAGGGGCGGTTCTTGACACCAATGGCAACTATATAGATCCACTTTCATGTCATTCATATTCAACGTCACAGTGGAATTCATATATCAAAGATCCTAGATACCTTTGGGCAAATGAGATGCAGTTGCCATTTTGTCCTTCGGCAGGATTTGGCAATTTTAAATCAAAAGTTAGAGGAAATTATCAAGTAACTGGTCCAACAACCGATTCATCGACAGGCACTTTTGTTCCTCCAGCATTTCCAATTGTATTTGCAAAGAATACACAAGGCGCAACAACTGCTGGCGGCACAGCAATAGGGTTATATAAGAGTATGAGTGGATCAGATACTTTCTTACAACAATACTACACACCAGGTCAAACATTTGTCGTTAATAACGAAGCATATTATGCATACGTAATAGGAAATGACGGTCTATACAGAGAAATGTTCTTGGTAAGAAAAGCTTAACAAGAGTTTTTTGAAAACTCATGTGGTTGATTAAAAAATAAATGTCAAATGTATTAGCGGCTTATGGATTTCCCGATAGTTACAATTCAATTGTAACTGGTTCAGCATCGGTAAAATATGTAAGTGCTTCGGGTAGTGATAGTAATAACGGCAATACGGTAACCACTCCGTATTTGACCATCGCACAGGCATTAAGTGCGACAAGCGCAACCGCAACTTCAGTAACCATTGTCATTCTTGCTGGTACATATAACATATCAGCAACATCTGGCGGCACTGGTTGTTATTGTATTAGTGATGGTGGAAATCCTAGATTATTTGTTTGTTCTGCCGGACAAGTAACCATAGTTTGTACAGATACAACAGGCGCAAGAGATTTTTCACCACTCAATTTTGTAAATTCCAGTTCAGCCATTTATGGCGCCATAATAAAAAGAAACAATTCCGGCCGGACAACTAGTTATACAGTATCACTTTTTAATGATGAAACGGTTTCCTTTAAAGGTTATGCATACAATACAGTATTTCAAGAAACAAACTCTAATAATGCTTGGTCTGTTCAATATGATAATGGTGGAAATTCAACAGGCAAACTCTATAACTGTACATTCTATAATGGAGCAAATGCCACTGGTGATTATTCAGGTGCGGCCGGTTTAGTAATAACTGACAGCGTATTTAACACAACTTATGCAACGAGTTCTGCAACCTTCACTGGAGTTTTAACCAGTCAAACAGTTAATGCCACAACTTATGTAACAACAAGCGTCACAACTAAGGGTGTTTATTCTGGTACATATGCATGGAATGGTTTCACCACACCATTGGCCAATGGATTTTTAAATCCAGCAAACACAGTTTTTAGTGGAACAACTATCAATTTCACTTTGTATGATAGTGCTTCAGCAAATGTATCTTATACAATAACTGGTGTAACAACAGCAGATTTAAACGGCACTTCTTTAACAGGTTACTTTACTTCAGCATCAGGTGCTTTCACACTTAGTGTACCAACAAAAGTCAAAGTTGCTGAAACAAAAACACTATCAATCACAACAGGAACATATTCAGCAAATGTTGTAATCACTCCGGGACTTAGTTTTGAAGCACTAATTGTAGCTGGCGGCGGTAGCGGTGGTAACCACAATACTACTAATGCAAACGGTGGCGGCGGCGCTGGTGGTGTTCTTAGAGGATCCATTTCAACGGCCGGTGGTGTTTTTGCTGTGGCTGTTGGCGCAGGCGGTGCAGCAATTGGTAATGCTATTGCTCTCAATGGACTTAAAGGTACTGATTCTGGTCTAGGTAGTTATATTGCAGAAGGTGGTGGCGGTGGTGGTAGTTCAGGTGTAGGTTTTTCATCGTCAAGTCAGAACGGTGGTTCAGGCGGCGGTAATGCTTACTATCAATCTGGTGGCGGCCTAGCGAACAATAACCTTACAGCAGGAACATTAACTGTACTAGGTAATAACGGCGGATCAACATCAACAACTTGGACTGGCGCAGGCGGTGGTGGTGCAGGCGCAGCTGGTGTTAGTGGTTCAGGATCAAGTCCTGGAGGCAACGGCGGCACTGGTATTACTAATGATTGGACAGGAACTACTCGATATTTGGCAGGTGGCGGTGGCGGTGGCGGTAACAGTAGTGAACGAGCAGGTGATGGATTTTATGGTGGTGGCCGAGGTGAAGGAACAACATCTTATTACAGTTACAATGTCTATACCAATGAAATAAATGCTACTACTAAAGGTAGCGGAATACCAACTGCTGTAGTCAATACAGGTGGCGGTGGTGGCGGCGGTTCTTATTGGGCATCTAACGGTGGATGGTATACTGGTTCAGGTGCAGGCGGTTCTGGTATCGTAATTATACAGTATGCAGGAAGTCAAAAAGCAACAGGTGGTACAGTCACAACAGTTGGATCAAATACGGTTCATACATTTACTACTAGTGGAACATTTGAAGTTCTTTCTGGTGGTTTATCAGCAAGCGCAAACACTTTATATTGGGGTGATACTTTAACACTTAGATATTCTGATGACTTAGCTGATGGAAGTAATGTTGCATACACAATATCAGGTGTAAGTAGTTCACAAATTAATGGTGCATCACTTACTGGCAATTTTACTTTTGCTAACAGTACATCACAATTAATTATACAAACGACACCAACAACTGCTACATCAAACACATTAACTATTACTGCTGGTTCTTATACATTAAACATACCTATAACATTTTTAATATCCTTAACTGGACCAGTTGGTGGTTCATGGGGTGCAAATTTAACATACACAGCTGCGACAAGAGGTTTAAGTAATAACACATTGATTCCTTATACCATCACAGGTAGTAATGTTACTAGTTCACAGTTAAATAGTTTGCCTTTGACTGGAACAATTACGAATATTGTTTCCGCACTACCATTGGGTAGTAATTATTTTGATGGCACAGGCGATTTCTTAACCATTCCCAATGGTACAGCATTCCAATTCGGCACCGGTGATTTTACCATTGAATTTTGGATTAAAACCACAGACGGATCAGTTGATATCATCAATCAATATGCAAGCGGTGGAACAAATTGGGCTTTCATAATTCTTTCAGGCAGCATCTATTGGCAAAACTCCAATGCAGCTTCAAGTTTGTATTATCTTGCGCTCAGTGGATTAAATGCGAATCCAACAAGTGGTTCTTGGACACACGTTGCGCTCACCAGAACATCAGGTGTATTAAAATACTGGACTAATGGAGTAGGTCACTCGGTTACTCAAGCTGATACTACGAATTATGCAGGCAGTGCATCTGTCGTAAGAATAGGTTCAGGTTATTATGGAGAATTTCTAGGCAACATTTCCAACTTGAGAGTTGTTAAAGGCGTTGCAGTTTATACATCAAACTTTACTCCTTCTGTAACACCATTATTTGCAACACAAAGTTCTGGAACAGGTATCGCTGCAATCACAGGTACACAAACAAGTTTATTAACATGTAAGAGTCAAACTACTCTTACTGATTATAGTACAAATGCATTTGTTGTTACAGGTAACGGAAACGTTGCGGCCAATACAGAATATCCAGGAACATTTACTTCAGCTGGTCCAACTACAAATTTAGGAACAGGCACACTAATAGTTACCACAAACACCTCGGCTCCTTTATTGTCTTCAGCCAATGGATTTATTAATGTTGGTTCAAACACAATTGCTTTTACAATTAGAACTTCAACTGCTGTTGTTATGAATAGTTTCTCAACATCGGTGGATTCTTTTACGCCAATTAACACCATCACAACAGATATACATTCACAGAATGTTGAGGCAATATTAAGTTCCAACGAATCAATGGCAATAACGGTATTGAATCCAATCACCAATCAAAATACATTAGTGTTTATTAATACCATTACAACAGATATACATTCACAAAATGTTGAAGGTATTGTAACTGTTAGCACAAATTCATTTAATTCGGTAGTAACTTCTAACACAATAAACCCATCAATATCAACGATTGTTCCTCTACCAACATACGCATACAGTTCAGGTACAGAAATATCAGCCAATGGAAATGCAATATCTGCGCCGGCTACGGTCACTCAAACCTGGTACATCTAAAATTTTCAATAAAAAATGTGAAATAAATAGAATGAAAAGGTTATAAAGAATGTCAACTCAAGTCCCTCCATCAAGATTAGATTCGACCAAAGACTTTTCTTCTTTGGTTCCTTCTGCGTTCGCTCGTGCTAATGCTGCGTTCGCACAAGCAAATAATTCTACTGATACGTGGGTAAGAGGTCAGGCTAATAACGCATACGATACAGCTAATGCTGCATTTCTGCAAGCGAACAATTCTACCGATTCATGGGTAAGAACACAAGCTAATAATTCTTTTAATAAAGCAAACTCAGCCGCAGACTTTGCCAATGCATCTTTTTTAGTTGCTAATTCTGCAGCTGCTTGGGGCAACCACGCTACAGTTGGTTATGCAACAACAATTTATGTTAGTAATGCAATTGCAAATCTTGTAAATTCAGCACCAGTAACACTAGATACATTAAATGAATTGGCAGCTGCATTAGGAGATGATGCCAATTTTAGTACCACAATTGCAACATCAATAGGTGTAACAAATTCATTCGCTAATGGTTCATTTGTTAGAGCTAACTCATCTTATGTTGCTCAAAATACAACTGCATCGTTTGCTAATGGTGCTTTTGATAGAGCTAATTCGGCAGCATCATTTGCTAATGGTGCCTTTGTAACCGCTAATGCATCCTACAGTTCACAAAACACTACAGCATCATTTGCTAACGGTGCATTTACAACAGCAAATTCTGGTGCAACATTCGCAAATGCGGCTTTTGTAACGGCCAATTCTGGTGCAAACTTTGCTAATGGTGCCTTTGTAACCGCTAATGCATTATCATCAATTGCTAGTGGTGCATTTGATAGAGCCAATGCCGCTTATGCTCAGGCAAATACAGGTGGTGGTGCAGACGCATTTGCAAGAACACAAGCAAACAGTTCGTTTAATACCGCTAACGCAGCCTTTGCCACAGCGAACGCAGCCTTTGCAGCAGCAAATACGGGTGGTGGCGGTGGCACTACCGCAGCTTACGTAAAGACCTATTACTGGAAAGGTGCATTGACAGAAAACGTTGGCACACTAAGACACTATATACCTCTTGTAACAGCAAACGTAACATCAATTACTTCCTATTTGGCCTCTCCAGGTTTAACACAAAGCACAGCTGTTGTTAAGAAGAATGGTACTGTTATAAACACAATAAGGTTTGCGGGTGCTGAAACATCAAACACACAAACCGGTTTAACGATTCCAGTTACCTCATCAGACTACTTGACAGTTGATATTACACAAAGTAGTAGTGGTTCAGATTTATACATTAACTTCATATATCAAGGATAAGTTATGAGATTCGAAGAAATACAAAACATCTTTCAAACTCCATGGTTGTCACCATGGCAACATGATTATTATGCAGCAACATTCTTGGAACCAAAAACAAGCCAAGAATTCTTGGACTATGCGTACAGTAAGATTCAAAACCTTTCTGGCATTTGGTACGAAGTGGCTGGTCCAATGGCATATTTTGTTGTTGCCAAAGGCACTGTAATTCCAGAAGATTTTGCTTATGCATTAGCACAGGCTGAAGATGTACCGGAACAACCTGTGATAGAAGAAGGAACAGAATAATGTATATCAAATTAAATTTTACATCAGATAAAAAAATACACCACATATATCGTGTTGTCAACGAAATCATTAATACGCCTGGTATTGCTAACGTTGCATCTCTGCAAAGCACTGCGACTGCCAACAGTTGGTGGGCAACATTGTTGACTGGTTTTGATGCAAACACAAGTGAAATTATTAGAACAGGTACTGGTACAACCGGACTAACATCAAACACAGTTTCTCGTTTCGCTAAAAATGGTGTTGGCTCAACCGATGACCAACATGCATGGACACTTGAGTTCTCTCATTATGATGATAACACAAAAAAATATTATATTCAATTTCAAAATGCTACGGATTCCGCTGGTGTATCAACGGTCAGAACAGCTAACGGTTTATCTAGTGGAACTTTATCAAGCGCAAACAGTTTTGCAATTACTTCAGTTGGTACCGGCACTGTCAGTCCTGGTACAGCGCCGACTTTTAATAATTCATTAGCTTCAGGATCATCTGGTTCAATTGGTTCGAGTACCAGTGGATTTAGTACTGTAAGAACTTTCTTCATGTATTTAAGTGATAATGCTCTTGTTTTTTGTTGCACAAACGGCAACACTTATAATGTTGGATTTGGTAATAGTTATGGCAATTCAACAGGATTTACTGGACCATTTATCTATAGTCAATACAATAGATTTGATTACACAAACACCAATGCAACAAATATAACTCCATTAATGTTTACAAATTGGGGTAGAGGTGCAGGTGTTGGTTTTGGTGGCATAGCAGATTGGGACAGAATAGATAACACACTACACAGTACGGCCACAGGCAATTTTATTCCATTTAGAGTGTTTAATTTAATTAGCGCTTATCCGTCAACAACTGCCAGCTGGCCAATGATACTTCAACCTTATGTTAGTTGGGGTATAGGTACTAGATACAATGAGTATACTGCATTGACGACCGTTTCGGGCGGTTCTACCAGCGTATTAACTACCGTAGCACAAGGTGCAGCTATTTTTAAAACAGTACATACACGTTATCCTAGTTCAGATTTGAAGACTCAAACTTTTGGAATGTTACCAATTTCATGGAGACATTCATATTACAATAATTCTGGCGGTGATGCCAGCACACAAGGTGGTTGGTATCTATTTAATGGAGATTATTATCCAGGAGATGAGTTTTCATTTGGTGGAAAAACATACAAAATTTTGCCGACTTGGTCTGGATACGTAGACCGTGTTGGCATAGCAATTCCAAAGGAATAATAATGTTTATCAAATTAAGTTTTACAGCAGATACTAGAGTTACAATTCCATTAAGAATATTAGCGGACATTATTAACACCAGTTCAATCACCAGTGTGAGTGCATTGCAAAGTAGATTTACTGCTGCTTCTTATGCGGCCACATTAACAGCAAACTTTGATGCAAACAATAGTACGATTATTAGAACTGTTAATCCAGCAAATACAATATCTCATATAAGCGCTCCAAATGCCCTCGCATCAGGCGGCATACGCCTTATATTAGAACAACCAGTATATGATGCACCTTCTAGTAAAATCTATACAAGTATTGCTAGTCCAGGCGGCAGCAGCAACGACGGATATTTCGATATTGGTACTTTAATTACAGGCGGCACCATATCATCAGCAGGACTCGCATTAACAGCAGCCGAAAACTCTGCAGGTACGTTAGGCACAGTATTAACATTAGGTGGAAATAATTATGGAAGTGTAACACCTGGCTTGACTGCTGGTAATGGTTTCACTAACATTAGAACATTTTGGGCTTACATAACAGATAAATGTTTCTTTTGGGCTGTTACTAATACTAATAGTTACAACGTTGGCTGGGGTACATCTTATTCTAACAGTACAATCCAAGGTGGACCATTTTTCCAAACACAATATACTCGTTTTGACTATCATAACCTTGATAGTAACGGAATTTATCCTGTGTTATGGACCAATCAACGAGCTACGGGTACAGGATATGGTACAAACAATGACTTAACTACTGTACAAAATTTATATTATACTACCAATGCCTTCACATTACCACTACGTGTTCATAGTATAGTGTCTGCTTTACCGCAGGTTGCTACTGCTTGGCCAAGAATTTATAATCAAGTGGTTAATATGACTATGAACGGCAGAACTTCTGGTAATTATGGGTTACAAACAGTCCAAACAGCAGGTACATTAGCAAATGCTGCACTTCCGTCATACTCAGGTTCATATAGTAACGTAACAAGCAATAGATATCCAAGTGCTGATTTAACATCTACAGGTTTCGGCTTGATGCCATTCGGATGGGAAGCAACCCCATATGGTAATTACGGTGGTAATGCTAGTGACCAAAATGGAGTATACATATTTAATGGCGAGTATACACCCGGAGATACATTCGTGTACAATACTAAAACTTATATGATTTGGCCAATGTACCAAGGCAATAGCCAACGGGTTGGCTTTGCGGTGCCAATGGAGTAATTAAGTGGCATTAATAAACACAGCAACACTATTGTTGGTAACTACATCAAATACGTTTAGTACAGTCAATCCTATTGCAGGACAGATGAATATTATTCAAAGTGTTGTTGCTTCAAATGTAGTTGGTGATGCAAACATATCTACAATTGCTGGCCAGATGAATATTATTCAAAGTGTTGTTTCTTCAAATGTAGTTTCTGATGCAAATATATTATTGGTAACTAATGATTCGATGCAAAATGCTGCAAGTAAATTATATACAACTATGACAAATACAATCAACGGAAGAATTGATGCAAATATTGTTAAACCTTTTGGAGAAATCGCCCAAAGAGAATATTGGATGTAATTCAACCATACATTAAAATGACATTAACATAAATTACGGAGAAACAATGGCACACTTTGCACAATTAGATGAAAATAAAATCGTAACACAAGTTCTAGTAATAGAACAAGATGTAATTAATACAGGTTTATTTGGAGAACCAAGTTCTTTTGTACAAACAAGTTACAACACACATGGCGGTGTACACATATTAGGCGGAACACCGTTAAGAAAGAATTATGCTGGTAGAGGATATACTTATGATTCAGTCCGTGATGCATTTATACCACCTAAACCATACAATAGTTGGACATTGAATGAAACTACATGTTTATGGGATGCACCAGTTGCAATGCCTACAGATGATAAACGTTATTCGTGGGACGAAGATACACTTTCTTGGGTGGAAGTTACGGTATCAGAAGCATAAATATCCCTATAGGGGGATATAATGGCGAAAACAATCACAACAAGAACGGCATTCAAAGATTATTGCCTGCGTAGACTAGGGTTTCCTGTAATCGAAATCAACGTTGATGACGACCAGGTAGAAGACCGTATTGATGATGCGTTGCAATACTGGCAAGATTATCATTTTGATGGTCTACAAAAAGTCTATTACATTAAAAAGATAGACCAGACAGACATTAACAACAAGTATTTGAACATAGCTCAAGCCACAGATTCCTCAAACAACGTTCTACAAATTGCTGGTATCACCAGAATATTTCCTATTTCAGATTCACATTCTCAAGTCAATATGTTTGATTTGAGATACCAGTTGCGTTTAAATGAACTGTATGACTTTACCTCCGCTTCATACATTAACTATACGTTGACATTACAACACTTGCGTATGTTGGAACAACTGTTCACTGGTGAAGTTCCTATTAGATTCCAAAGACACATGCAAAGACTCTATATTGATTGGGGTTGGGGTAGAAACGAAGCACCAATTGGTACAACAGTGATTGCAGAATGTTATGCGGTGATTGATCCTGATGTGTACACACAGGCGTGGAATGACCGTTGGTTGAAAGAATATGCAACAGCACTTATCAAACGTTCTTGGGGTAACAACCTTAAAAAGTTTGAAGGTATTCAATTGCCAGGTGGTGTCAAATTAAATGGTGACAAAATCTATAGTGAAGCCAAGGAAGAAATTGATGCATTACATGCAGAAATTGGTGACAAGTATGGTGCACCACTAGAAATGTTCATGAACTAATATGGCAACCTCGGTTTATTTCAATAACTATAACTCTCTTGCTGAGCAGAGAGTAGTTGAAGATTTGATTGTTGAGTCAATCAAGATTATGGGTTTTGACGCCTACTATTTACCTATTGAAAATGAAACCGATAGAGACATATTGTATGGTGAAGATCCAATTAAAAGATTCAGTGCAGCCTTTCCAATTGAATTCTACCTATCAAGTTCCATGGAATATGGTGGCGAAAAAGAATTCTTTTCTAAATTTGGCCTTGAAATTAAGAACACTGTTAACATCATATTATCAAAACGTTCTTTTTCTCAACGTGTACCACAAGATATATTCACAAGACCAAGAGAAGGTGATTTGATTTATGTACCGTTCTTAAATGGTACTGGTGAGTTGTTTGAAATTAAATTTACAAACCAAACAAAAGACTTCTTCATGTTAGGACGTAAAATACCATTCTTCTATGAATTGGAACTAGAGAAATTCAAGTACTCACAAGAAGTTATCGACACTGGTGTGGAAGACATTGATGATGTAATGATTCAATCAAGTTACACACTAGACTTGACTACTGGTACTGGAACTGGAACATATGAAGCTAGAGAAGTTGTATTTCAATCTACAGATAATACACAAGCAAATGCATGGGTTGTGGCTTTAGTACAAGAATGGATCAAACCAGATGACTCACTAAAGGTCACAAATATTGCAGGTGAATTCCGTGACAACGTTGCAATCATTGGTGCAACAAGTAATGCAAGATACTTTTTGGCATCTTATGATCCATTAAAAGATAGTACAAAAAATGAAAGTTATGACAATTCTTACTTCTTTGATACTGCCAATAATATTATTGACTTCACTGAAACCAATCCGTTTGGAAAAATTTAATGTCAACATATAATCGTGTCATAAGAAAACTGGTTGTGGGATTTGGTAATCTATTTGATAGCATTACTTTGTATAGATTTAAGCCAGACCTTACAGAATCGGAAAGATTTATTGTTCCTATTGCATATGCAAGTAAAGAACGTTATGTCATGCGCCTTGAAGAAGATTTGAATCTAGATAAAAAAGTTCAATTGACTTTACCTCGTATGTCATTTGAAATGGCCGGATTATCATACGATTCAAGTAGAAAACAAAACACAAACATTAAAAACTTTTCAGGAACTCCACCATCAGGAGTACTTTCACAATACAATCCAGTACCATACAATTTCGATTTCAATCTTTATATCTATGTACGTAACATAGAAGATGGTACACAAATCATTGAACACATTTTACCATTCTTTACACCAGACTATACGATTAAATTAAACCTTATTCCTGAGATGGGAATTATCAAAGAGGTTCCTGTTATTTTAAATTCCACACAACATGAAATTACTTATGAAGGTGGTAGAGAAAATGAAACTCGAATGATTGTTTGGACATTAAACTTCACAGTCAAAGGTTTTATATTTGGTAAGGTTACAGAGACTAGTGTTATCAATCGTGCCTTTGTTTCTGTATACAACTTAGTATCACAAGAAGAAGTAATTGAATTTTACATGAACTTAGATTCTGGTTATGGAACATATAAAGTGGGTGAAAAAGTATATCAAGGTTATACTCCAGATGATGCATCAGCAACAGGCATGGTTGTTCAATTTACAGATAATGTATTGAGACTAAAAGAACTAACAGGAAACTTCGTGTCTGACAAACCTATATACGGGATTAACACATTGGCAAATTACAACTTTACATCATACAACTTGAACCCATTGAAATTCGTTGAAGTCGATTCGATTGGTAGAGTTAGTACAGATATTGACTACATGTCAGTTGATAAAGAAGACGCTAAGGCTGATAACACATTGGCTGAAGTTACTACAATCAATAAAGCTGCAAATCAGTAAACAAAACGAGAGAAATAAATGGCTAAACAAATTATTAATATTGGTATTAGAGCAAATGATGGCAAAGGCGATTCATTAAGAACGGCTTTTACTAAAACAAATAACAACTTTACTGAGTTGTATACTACAGTTTCTTTTAATTCCAATACATCAAATACATATTATGAAACCAACCAAGAGTTGGCACAGAATGCTTTCAACAAAGCAAACACTGCTTCATTGGGTGATATTTTATTTGACAATACCACCATGTATAGTAATACAAAGGTTGAAATTGCTACTGACCCACATGAACATAGAGCTTGGGGTATGTTGTTTGGTCAAATAGATACACAAGCCAACAATGCATATGGCCATAGTGTCGCATTTGATTCTGCAAATAATATTGTAGTATCAATGACAACACAGAATGAAGTTACTGGTTTACCACAGGCAACAGTTATTAAATTTGATCCATATGGTTCAATATATTGGAGAAAATCTGTTCCTGCGGCCAACGTGGGTGGAACACTAGTAGCAAGTTATGGTGATTCAGTAACAGTTGACGGAAATAATAACATATACTTATTAACAAACATTCCAGATGATAGGTCAACCCGTGTTACAAAATTTAACTATCTAGGACAAAATGTCTGGAACACTTTAATTACAGATTCAATTGGTTCTAAAGATATCTGTGTTGACGATGAAGATTTTCCATATTATACTGGTGAACACAACTTAATTACAGGCCTTGATATTACAGGTGAATTGTATTTCACATTTTATAATGCAGGCAATGCGGCAAACGCATCCGTTATTATTGCTTTGCCAAACCGTGGTGGTTTATTAGTTGGTTCAGCAAACGGCCAAGTGCATAAGTTTGATACAGAAGGTGTTTACATTAGAACAAGTAATGTCAACAAATATGGAAACACAATCATTGGACTAAGTTACGATTCTTCAAACAACTGGTATGCTGCAACGAATACAAACATCTATATGTTTAGAGCAAACAACCAATTGGTTTGGGAAAAAGAAATAACTGGTGTAACATCACCAAAAATTAATTGGATTAAATATAGTAATAATTATCTGTACGTAAATGGAACAACTGTAGACCCTAGCAATAAAGCTGCATTCATCAATTACAAAGTGCTTGCGTCCAATGGTTATCTTGCTTGGGCAAATTCACTTCAAGTTCCAGGTGCAGGTCAAAGTATTAGACTTGGTCATAGACAGATGGATGTAAAAGGTGATTTTCTTGTCGGCACTGGATATGCGTATCCAAACCACAGTACAAAAGCAATTGCAATTACCTATGAATTACCGATAGACGGAACTTTACCTGGTCTATATGCATATTCAGATTCAACCAAATGGAACGACTTTACATATGTGACTGTACCATCTGCAGCAACCACAACAAGCACAACAGTTGGTAGTGGAAATACAACAGTAACGCTTGCTATTAATACAACATATTCATACACAATGAATGCTGTTACTTATCAGAATCCTAGTCCAGAAAATGAACAAACAGTTGATTATTTTAAAGAGCAATGGGAATTTACAAGCAACGGAACAATTGTTATACCTTCTTCAGGATCAAGCAATGTAGCTTTAGAATTAAGTGGAAAATCTTTGGCAAATGTTTCAAACATTCTATTTGCAAACAATACAATTCAAGTTGGTGCATCTATACCTTTGGCCAACCTAAAAGTATTGGTTGCGGCATCATCCGACTTCAATGACTTTAAGACTAGAATCGCAGCATTATAAATTAAATTAAAAATATGAATACATTTGACAAAAACATGGAAAAATTATTTGATGTAACACCGGTAGAGCAGGAAGTAAAACCTCTGTTACCGGTAGTTGTTAAGAACGAAGAAGGTCCAGATTTAAAAACAGACTTACAAGATGCCTATGAACAAACAAAGGACAATCTACAAGAGTTGATTGATAACGGCAAAGATGCAATGGAAGAACTACGACACATTGCATCTGCTGGACAACATCCACGAGCATTTGAGGTCTATGCAACACTACTAAAAAATGTGGTTGATGCGAACAAAGAATTGCTTGCAGTACAAAAACAAATGCGTACAATGGATGGTAAACAAAAAGAAGGTGATACCAAAATTGATAAAGCCATTTTCGTTGGTTCAACCGCTGAATTAAATAAACTTTTAAAAAGTAAAGAATGATTGATAATGTCGATTTAAAATTTGGTGAAGCATACCGAGATAATCCATTACTTAAAAAGGCCGGTGTTAAGGTAGAGTATACACAGGAACAAGTTGATGAATATATAAGATGTGCCAAAGACCCTGTTTATTTTGCAAAAAATTATATCAAGATTGTTAACGTTGATGAAGGCCTAATCAACTTTAAGATGTGGCCGTTCCAAGAAAAGATGTTAAAACTTTTCAAGGACAACCGGTTCGTTATCACTAAATGTCCTCGACAGGTTGGTAAAACTACAACCACCGTAGCGTATATGTTATGGGCAACCATATTTACAGACCAACAAAACTGTGCAGTTCTTGCAAACAAGGGTGCTTTGGCTCGTGACATTTTGTCCAAATACCAACTTGCATATGAAAATTTACCAATGTGGTTACAACAAGGTATCGTTACATGGAACAAAGGTAACGTAGAACTTGAAAATGGTTCCAAGATTGTTGCTGCATCCACTTCATCATCTGCAATTCGTGGAGGTTCTTTTAACATTGTATTCTTGGATGAATTTGCTTTCGTACCAAACAATATTGCGGAAGAATTCTTCAACTCTGTTTATCCTGTAATTTCATCAGGTAAAAAAACAAAAATTATTATTGTATCTACACCTAATGGTATGAATCTATTCTACAAGTTATGGATGGATTCAATCAATAAGAAGAATAATTATATTAATTTTGAAATACATTGGTCACAAGTACCTGGTCGAGATGAGAAGTGGAAAGAAGAAACGATTCGCAATACTTCTCAACGACAATTCTCACAAGAATTTGAGACTGAGTTTTTAGGTTCTTCAAACACTTTGGTTTCTGGTTACAAACTGCAACAGTTGGTATATACCGACCCAATTGCGAACCACGACCTGTTAAAAATATATGAACATCCGGTTAAAGAAGGTGTGAATGAATCTAAAACCGACCACCTGTATGCAATCACGGTCGATGTTTCAGAAGGTAGAAATCTTGATAGTTCGGCCTTCTCTGTAATTGATATCTCACAGACGCCATACAAACAAGTGGCAACCTATAAGAGTTCATCAATTACAGCTATATTGTTTCCAACAGTCATCTATAATGCAGCGAGATATTACAACGATGCATATGTTTTGGTGGAAATTAATAACAATCCTCAGGTAGCAGACTCATTACATTCAGATTTTGAATATGAAAACCTTTGGAAGATATTTACAGGCAATAAGAAACCGCAACAATTGTCGGCTGGGTTTGCCCGTGGCGTTCAAATGGGATTGAAAATGTCTTCTCAGGTCAAGGCAATTGGTTGTTCAAACCTTAAGACTTTGATTGAAGGTGACAAATTGTTGATTCAAGATTTTGATACATACTCCGAGTTGACCACTTTTATTCAGCAAAAGAATTCCTTTAGTGCAGAAGATGGTGCAAATGACGATATGGTCATGTCTCTGGTCATGTTTTCTTGGGTAACAACCCAACAATATTTTAAAGAGATTGTTAACCACGACATACGTAAACAGATTCAATTGGAAAATATGAATCAAATGGATGATGACGTTTTGCCAGCTCCAATCATCGAAGATGGTTTGGAACATGATTTTGAGATTATGGGTGGTGACATGTGGGAAGTTGCAGACGGTGGAGAAACGTATGCAAAGTTTATGAGAAACAGATTGGAAAGGTTATAAAACCAGCCTTTCATAAATACTCTTATGGTATTTTGCCAAAAGAACATAATAATTCAAGGAGAATAAAATGGCATTTCAAATCTCTCCAGGCGTAAATGTAGCTGAAGTGGACGCAACAACAGTTGTACCCGCAGTTCAACAGACCGCTGGTGCATTTGCTGGAACCTTTCAATGGGGTCCAGCAGACAAGGTAAAACAGATAGATAGTGAAATAACACTCGCAAGCACATATGGTAAACCTAATTCAGATTCAGCAGTATCATTCTTTACTGCTGCAAACTTTCTGTCTTATGGTAATAACTTAAGTGTTGTACGTGCAGTTGGTGCATTAGCAAACAATGCAACCGATGGTAGTACATTAAATGTACAAATTAAAAACGAAGATGTTTTTGAATCTACTTATTTAAATACCACAAATAGCAATAACTACGGTCCATTTGCGGCCAGATATGCAGGTGTTTTAGGAAACTCTATCACTGTTGCGGTTTGTGCAAACAATCAAACATATAGCACATGGGCATACAAAAATTATTTCACATCTGCACCAGGCACATCAGATTTTGCTGATTCTGTTAATGGTGTAAATGATGAGATGCACATCGTTGTTATTGACCAAGACGGATTGTTTACTGGTTCTGCCGGTGCAATCTTAGAAACATATGGTTTTGTTTCAGCCGCATCAGATGCGGTTATCAACGGTGTCACAAACTACTACAAACAAGTTATTTTTAATAACTCAAAGTATGTTTATGCAATGGATCCTGTTAATTATGCGACAACAAGTGCTACATGGGGACAAACTGCTGCAGGTAGAACTTTTGCAAATCCAGCAACCAACCAAGTAGTTAATTTAATTACAGGTTCTTCTGTTGCACCAACTGATGGAAACTTACAACTATCTTACGATTTGTTTGCTAACAAAGAATCTATTGACGTTGCCTTGGTACTAACAGGTGGACATTCAATTACAGTTCAACAGTATGTTATTGATAACATTGCTGTTGGTCGTGCAGACTGTGTGGCTTTTATCTCTCCAAGATATGCAGACGTAGTTAATAAAGCAGGCAGCGAAACAACTAATATTCAAGATTGGTTGACAACACTATCAAGAAGTTCTTCTTATGTTGTTGCTGATTCTGGATGGAAATACCAATTCGACAAGTACAACAACACATATCGTTGGATACCATTGAACGGTGATATTGCTGGATTGTGTGTATATACAGACAACATTCGTGACCCATGGTTCTCACCAGCTGGTTTCAACCGTGGTGCAATTAAGAACTGCATTAAGTTAGCATGGAATCCAAACAAGTCATTCCGTGATACATTGTATGCAGCAGGTGTTAATCCAGTTGTATCATTCCCAGGTCAAGGCACAGTATTGTTTGGTGACAAAACATTGTTAAATAAACCATCAGCATTTGACCGTATTAACGTTCGCCGTTTGTTTATTACACTTGAAAAGGCAATTGCACAAGCTGCCAAGTTCTCAATGTTTGAATTGAATGATGAATTTACAAGAGCACAATTTATTGCTCTAGTATCACCATTCTTGCGTGACATTCAAGGACGCCGTGGTTTGACAGACTTTAGAGTTGTTTGCGATTCAACAAACAACACACAACAAGTTATTGATAGCAACCAATTCGTTGGAGATATCTACCTTAAACCTGCACGTTCAGTAAACTACATTCAGTTGAACTTTATTGCTGTTGGTACTGGTGTTGACTTCGTAACAATCGTTGGCGCAGCTTAATAAATAAACGATATAGGAGAAAACAATGGCATTTAATGTATCAGAATTCAGAGCTAATATGATTGGAGACGGAGCACGTCCTAATTTATTCTCTGTCTCTTTAATATTTCCATCAAACGTAACAAACTCAACAGCTGCTGGTCAGAAACTAACCTTTATGGCCAAAACAGCACAACTACCAGGTTCTTCAATTGGTACAGTTCCAGTATTTTACTTTGGACGTGAGATGAAATTTCCAGGTAACAGAACTTTTGCTGACTGGACATTGACAATCATTAACGATGAAGATTTTGCAATCAGAAATTCTTTAGAAAACTGGATGAACTCTATCAATAGTCACTCAGGTAACGTAAGAAGCGGTGCAGCAAGAAATTCTAATGGTTATTCTGTTGATGCAAACGTTATTCAATATGGTAAAACAGGCAACGAATTGAAGAAATATAATTTCGTTGGTTTATTTCCATTAGATTTGGCACCAATCGACCTTGATTGGGGTTCAAATGACGCAATTGAAGAATTTACATGTACGTTTGCTTACCAATTCTGGGAAACAGACACAACATCTTGATATATAACGGGAGGCCCAATAGGGTCTCCCATGTTTTTTTGATTTTATAATTACACACAAACTATGGCAAACAACACAAATAAATTTTCACTGTTCGGTTTTACAATTTCTCGCCAAAAGGATGAGGAAGATTCTACCGCACAACAATCATTTGCACCACCAACGCAAGACGATGGGGCATTAACTATTACATCTGCCGCTTACTACGGCACTTATGTTGACCTTGACGGTACCGCAAAGAATGAAGTAGAACTAATCTCTCGTTACCGTGAAATGGCTATGCAACCTGAAATTGAATCTGCGATAGATGATATAGTTAATGAGGCTATTGTTCAAGATGATGATGGTAAAATAACACAAATCATTTTAGATGATTTAAAAGTTGCCGATAAAATTAAAAAGGCCATCAAAGAAGAATTCAATACCGTTTTGCGTATGTTGAGTTATCAGAACATGGCACAAGATATCTTCCGCCGTTACTATGTTGATGGTAGAATGTACTATCACATCATTATTGACCGTGAGAAACCACAAGAAGGTATCAAAGAACTTCGTTACATCGACCCACGTAGATTACGTAAGGTTCGTGAGATGAAGAAACAAAAAGATGAAAGAACTGGTGCAGATGTTATGCAACCAGTGAATGAGTACTACATATACAACGACAAAGTTGTTAGTGGTAGTGCATCCAATTTTGGTCCTGTTGGTGTTCGCATTACAACAGACTCTATTATTTCGGTGGTATCGGGTCTTATGGACTCCCGCCGTGCGGTTGTTCTGAGTTATCTACATAAAGCAATTAAGCCTTTAAATCAATTACGTATGATTGAGGATGCAACGGTCATTTACCGTATTTCGAGAGCTCCAGAACGCCGTATCTTTTACATTGACGTTGGCAATTTACCAAAATTAAAAGCCGAACA